GGATTCTGTTTGTATTCAAGTGCCATCGAACGAACGGTCTTTCTATACCATTGCCACGTTTGTTCTTCATCACCTGCTTTATCTTTTACTTTTTCAAATATTGTTTTATATCCTTTCTTCTGTTTCTTTGATTCTTTTTTAAATCCTTGTGCCATGCGCTATACCCCCAAGTGATCTTCGGTAAGGATTAGAAATTGCATTTGTCTATCCTCACACCAGTCACTTGCGGCTTCCCATTTCGCTTGGTTTTTCAGGAACGTTAATACTTTATCTTTGTATAGTTTGGTTTGTTTTTTTGCTGGAGGTGGAGGAGCTGTTTGATTCTTCGGTTTGATTTCAATGAGATATTTTTTGATTTCATTTGTTTTGGTACGAACTTTAATATAGAAGTCCACATAGTATCTGTGTACTCTACCATCCACAGGTGAACGATAAGGTATCACAACTTCCTCACTGCCCCACTCAACCACACTTGCATTACGATCACAAAATGTCATGAACTTTCTTTCCCAGAGAGAACGATAAACAATGTTCATCGGATTGCCTCTGTATTTTTTGGGATTTATGGGGCGATAAAATCCCGAGTACGCCATAAATATAAATATAAAACTACCATAGGTATTTATAGATGGCGACACCTGGCAACGGAGCAATTAAAAGCTATCTAACTGCTATCACCAACGGAAGGGGGATGGCGAAAAGCAATACTTATGCAGTATATTTTACACTGACTGATGAATTGCGTACCTATCTTAGAGGTAAAGGTAGGCAAGATGGATTAGAAGCAGTAAACAATCGTCTCGATGCTTATAAAGTTGGTGAAAGGATTATGTTGATGTGTGATGAAGTTTCTCTGCCAGGAATTCAAATTAATACTGGATCAGTTGCGGGAAGATTTCAGGGTCAAGGACCAATCTATTATCCAACTGCTCCCATCTATAACGATCTACAACTTTCATTTATGTGTGATGGTGAGATGCAAGCATTCAAATTTCTCTTGGATTGGAATGATTTCATATACAATACAACTTCAAACATAGGTCTTGGTGGGGGTGAAAAGACAAGGAAGTTGAGATATCCAAAAGAATATCAATGCAAATTATATGTAGAAAAAAGAGAAAGAAATGCTACAAGTGAAATTGGAGCGCAAACAATGAAGTTTACTTTGCATAATGCTTGGCCATATTCAGTTGATGCTGTTCCTCTTTCATATGGTTCATCGCAGTTAGTAAAATGTACTGCTAACTTCTATTATACTTCTTGGGATAGAGATCCAAATGCTGAGAGAGGATCATCTTGGCCAAATAGATAATAAATAATTTTACGAATTTATAATTATAAATCATGCCTTTACCAAAGCCCCCAGTTCCTACTTATGAATTGGAATTACCTTCGACAGGAAAACAAATTAAGTATAGACCATTTTTAGTTAGCGAAGAGAAAGTTCTTCTGATGGCAATGGAATCAGAAGATGAAAAGCAGATTACGAATGCTGTAGTAGACATTGTAAAGAGCTGCATTCTTACCAGAGGAATTAAAGTATCTGATCTTGCTTCATTTGATATCGAATATATCTTTCTAAACATTCGCGGCAAGTCAGTCGGTGAAGATGTTAGAATGAAAATTACATGCCGCGATGATAACGAAACACAAGTAGATTATAGTTTAAATCTTGAAGATGTTCAGGTTCAAAAAGATCCTAAGCATACTAACAAGATTATGCTTGATGACACTTCTGGAGTTATCATGAAGTATCCTGGCATTGATCAGTTCATTCAAACACAAATCATGATGAAGAGTTTGAACGCTGAAGAAGTGTTTGACATCATTGTAGATTCTGTGCATCAAATCTTTGCTGGTGAAGATGTGTATGAAGCAAAGAACACGCCAAAGAAAGAAGTAGAAGAATGGTTGGGTGGTCTTACATCAAAGCAGTTTGAAAAGATCAAAGATTTCTTTGCTACGATGCCAAAACTTTCTCATACATTTAGTGTGAAGAATCCAAACACAGGAGTTGAATCTGAATATACTATCGAGGGTCTGGTAAATTTTTTCGGATAAGCATGTTCCATGATAATCTGATTAATCATTATCAATCTAATTTTAATTTGGTTTATCATCATAAATTTTCATTAGCTGAACTTGAGAACATGCTTCCTTGGGAAAGAATTGTTTATGTTACGATGCTTAATCAGTACATAGAAGAGCAGAACCAAAAGAACGCCAAATGAATCCAGAAGATTTAGATTTACCACAACCACCAGAAGGAGTATTACATCCAACGATGCCTTGGAGTAGGATTAATCCTAACTCTAGATTGTGGTTGATTTTAAAATCAAAATTAACTGGCAGAAGACAGGGAGATGAAAGCTATACTTCATATGTAAATCTCTCTGATGCAGATGCTGATAGATTGATTGAAAATATAAAAAAAGATCCAAGAGGTTATCCATCTTTAGATCAAGAGAGTGGCACTCCTATCGAGTGGATGGAGAGGCAAAGAATATATCAGGAATGGTTAGTAGAAGAGTATCTTGAGAAACCCTTTCGTAAGAAAGTAGATCAGAAAATTGAAGAGGCAGAGATTGAAAGAAGAGTAAACGAGATACAAGAAAAGAAAAAAGAGATCGCTGATACTCTAAACAATAAACCACAACCTGAAGTACAACCACAGGATAAGTTATTACCAGCAGATCCTTTAGACATTCCTGATCCTTGGGAAGGTAGTGAGACAATTCCAAATATTGTTACTCCTGTCACTACTGAACCAACATTACTTTTACCACCAGCAAAAGATCCTGAACCTGAAGTAGAGAAACCACAGCAGGAGAAGAAACAGAAGAAAGAAAAATCTTTCATTATACCAGAAACTCTTAGCCCTGAAGTACGAACTACGATCAGGAACTTTGCTGGAAATCTTGATAGTATTCGTAGGCAAATGTCTAAGCAGACACGAATACTACAACGTAGAGAAGGAAACTATAGAAGAATTATAAATGGATTGGAGTCTACTAAGTTTTTACTTGGGCAACAAGTAGAAAACTATAGAGAAGCACTCGATGATCTTGAGACACAGCAAAGAGTTACTAAAGCATATAGTGCTCCTATTGGACCACAACCAATGGAATCACCTACGCCATGGGCGGCAGCGGGTCCAGAGGATGTGGGTAATGAGCAAGGATTTACGCCACGACTACCAGCAGAAAAATTATCAGAAGGTGGATTCTTAAACACTCCATATCCAGGTAGGTTTGCCGAAGGTGGTGTGAATGTAGCACCAAACTTCGCTGAGAAGATGCTGAAGCCTGGCATCTATGACAACCCAACAATAGGAACATTGCCACCCAACTCAGCAGTCATTCCATTGAATAGAAACTCTGGTAAAGAGTTGATGGGTCAGTATGATACGCAGCAATACATTCAAGCACTTGGCGAGACAATGTATAAACCAATGAATGCTTTGCTTGGTGGTGCTATTGCCAATGTCGGTAGTGTTATAAAATCTCTTGGAGCTTTTGCTGGGTATTTTAGTGCTGGTGTACAAGCACTGATTGGACCACTATCCTCGTTATTAAAAGTTTCTTCAAATACTATTCTGGATCTTCTGGGTGGACCAGCATATGCTGGGGAAGAAGATAGCGAAGAAAGAAATTCTTTCTATGATTCGTGGAAGACATTCATGAAAGAAAACAATCTCTTCTTCAAGGGATTGTCTGCATTATTAGGTGGTGGAGGTGGAGGTAATCCAGAAATATCTAAAGACATTGCTGTTATTAGTTCTAAAGAAGATCTGAGATATGTTGGTGGCACAAACGTAAACGCATCAAGATTACCAGCCTGGATACCATTTTCCAAAGCAGATAGTAAGAAGATTGGATATGTTTCTGGATTTGGTATGCGCGGTGCGAGACATCATAGTGGTATTGATTTAGATGGTGATAGAGGAATCAGAATTATATCTCCTATGGCAGGCGAAGTTTATGTTTTAAATAAAGGAGTTGTGAGAGAACAGAATCCAGCCGACGGGGGTGGATATGGCAACTTTGTTGGTATTAAATATGGCAGTCCTAAAGTATGGATGTACTTTGGTCACATGAAAGAAGTTGCTGATGGATTGCAAGTTGGATCTAAGGTATCTGCAGGACAAGTTATAGGTACTATTGGAAATACTGGTCACTCCACTGGTCCACACTTGCATTGGGAAGTAAGACAAAGTGCGAGTGGTGGTCAAGTAGATCCAGTAGAATGGACTCATCAAAATAAAGTATCTGGATCATTGGGCGCTCCAACTTCACCAAGAAAGAATATAATGGACTATCCTGAGTATGAAATTGATCGATATACTCAATATGATAAAGATAAGATTGTCAGAATGAATAATAAATTATATAAAATTAATAGTAGAGGAGCACTTGGAGATGAAGTTTCAATTGATTCATTAGAATCAGGTGGTCAAATTAAAATCAAAGCAGAGTCAGGTGTTTCAGCAGTCAAGGTTCAAGAGTCAAAACAGATTGCACCAACACCAGTACCAAAAATGAAGAGTGCATCTATAACTCCTGTTGTTTCTGCTGATAAATCAAAACCAAAAGTGTATAATATCGAAGCACCAACATCTATGGCACCATCATTTCAAATGATGTCTGCTCCTGCTACTAAGATTGTACCAGTATTTGTAGACATATCAACAAATGATATTATAGAGATTAATGAGATTAGGAGGATGATGTAATGACAACTCTTAATGAATATATTTTTAGTCAAGCAACAAATAAAAGACCAGCAGGTAAGCAGTCTAATGCTTCCTCTTCTTCTACATTGACTGGATTTTTTACCAGTAAAGTACAAGAGCAAAGTAAATCTGGTCAATCATTTGAAGAGCAACTTGATAAAGCATTTCAAATACTTGGTAAAAAAACTTCTTCGATTAAGAGAGAACAATTTAAGCAGATTAAAATTGCTACGACTCTACTGGAGAAGCAAGAGGATGCACAAAAATTAATTGCAGATATTTTAAATCTCGTAGAAGAGAGAACGAGTTTAGAGAAACAATTTTATCAAAGAATTTTAGAGAATCAAACACCACCAGAACCTGTTGTTTCTGAGGAACCACCTGCTCCTGTTGAACCAGAACCAGAACCAGAAGAGCAGTCTGTAGAACCAGAAAAATTAGCTGCTGGTGGTACAACTAAGATGACACCACCAACACAAGAATCTACTGATCCTAGTGAAAAAAATAAACAGATAAAATTTGCTGATGTCATGCAGTTACAACCAAAAGCTGCTGGACTTGCTGCAATATCTGTGTTGGGAGAGTTTATATCATCTCTTGGTCCTCTTGCTGGTTTCTTTAAACCATTTGTTAAAACTGCTGCTACTCCTTTTGCTATTGCTATGGGAGTCGGACAAAATGTTGTTAACACATTACTTGGTGGACCAGTACATGCTGGAGAATTAAAAAGCAAAGAGTATCAAAAAGAATTTGGTAAGACATGGAGTGCTTTTTTGAATGACTCTGAGTTTGTTGCGTTATATATTGATAGAACATCTGATGCAGATGCAGCAGCGAATCCAGACTATCCACCAGGAGAAGGAAGTGAACAATCAGTTATTGATGCTGCTAAAGAGATGGGGTATACAGGTGATTTGGCAGCACTATTAGCAATCATTAAAGGAGAATCTTCATTTAAGTTAGTGAGGGAATATCCTTATCGTAGTGCTGCTCGTGCATCTTATATTTTTAATATACCTTTGGCAAAAGCGCAACAATTAATTGATGCAGACACAACAGGAAAAGCATTATTCAATTATGTTTATGGTGCTCCTCCTCATGGAATTCATGCTGGATTGGGGAACAGAGAACCTGATGATGGATGGAATTATAGAGGTGGTGGTTATATTCAACTTACTGGTCGTGCTAACTATAAAAGTATTGGAGAAAAAATTGGCGTTGACTTGGAAAATAATCCAGGTGCTATTTTGAATGATAGTGTTGCAGCTAAAGCAGCTATTCAATATATGATTCGTAGAGGAAGTCCAAAAGATATGGAATCTTCTTTGAGAGCAGTTGGTGGATCTGAAACTGGGTGGCCTAAAAAACGAGAATATTATGCACAATACAAAGCAAAAGGATTTGAAAGTGGAGGTCAATTAAATATACCTGGAACAGAACCAGTTGTTATTTCTGGACCTAAGAGTGGATACCCAGTTACATTTGGTGGCATTCCTATCACTATGCATGGTGTTGAATTTGGTGTACCAACTGCAGATGGTGTTCAAATTTATCCTTTCATAAACAGAAAATATGATTTCTTTGAAGATCCAGAAAAAGTTTTGGCGAGATGGAAACAGATTGATGGGGGTAATAGCACAACTACTTTTAGAACAGCACAAGATGGTATCTCTCTTGGAGTGAAAGCGATTCAACACGACGAAGCATTGTCATCATTATCAAGAGGAAAGAATGATTACATTGTGCATGGTGGTCAGAGTGTAATATCATCTGTGCCTTGGGGGAAGGTATCATCTTCCACTCCATTGTATGCATATGAAACAGGCGTATCTGGAGACAGAACAACAATAGGATGGGGCATGACATATTATGATTCAATTACTGCTGGTACAAAAGCAGTAAAGCCAGGTCAAACAATTAAGAAGCAGCAAGCAGATGCAATGCTTAAGAATCTGGTGGCGAATTATACTAAGACACTAAGTTCGCAGAAGTGGTATCAGAAGTTTTGGAATAGAATGTCTCCTTCTCAGCAAGCAGGACTCTTAGCATATGGATATAATCAACCAGCACATTTACTTGGTACTGGTGCTCCTAAGATGTATGCTGCATTGAACAGAGGTGACATGCGAGCAGTGGCAGCAAACATTGATCGTGGATTACCAGCAAGAGAAAAGAATGAAAAGAGATTAGTCTTGAGTGGTCCTACTGATTTAACTAAGGTACAACCTAGAGCTAATTCTGCTCCAAGAATCATTGTTAATCGAGTAGGTGGTGGTGGATCATCACCATCATTTATACAGCAAGCACAACAAACTATAACAAGATTGATACCAATACCTGTATTCAATGGCAATCGAGTCAGGTCTGAATTAAATATGAGACGCACCAAATAAATACTTTATAAGGAAGGATCGATAGATGGCAGAAAGTAGCTTAACGGGATTTCTAGTAAAACAAGCATTTAAATCTCGTAAGGAAGCGAAAGCCGAAAAAGCGAGACAAGATAAAGTAGTTAAAGATGGTGGTAAGGTAGACGATAAAGATCGTAAAGGTTTGTTCCGCAAAGCATTTACGAAAAATTTATTTGGTGGATTGTTTGGTGGTAGAAGTGCAACAGGTGGTGGTAATTCTACTGCTACTGGTGCTATGCTGGGTGGTGGTAAAAAGAAAAAGCAGAAACAACCTAAAGGTGGTGGAGGAAAACCATCTGGAGGAAAAGCAAAAGGATTAGAGAAGATCCTTCTTACTGGATTTGGATCTTTAGCAGCAGATACCACTGCTATCAGTGGCGGTCTTGCTGCTCTCACTGAGATCATGAATTCTCAGTTGAATATCGAAGGTGATATGTCATCTGGTATTCAGGGGATTAATGCTATACTTGCTGATCAACTAGAAGTTCAAACATCATTCCTTGATGCTTTGGGATTTGGTGGTGGGTTAGGTGGAGGCGGAGGTGATGGTGGATTATCTAGTTTATTTGGTGGTGCTGGCGAAGGATCTAAACCTTCTGATACTGGATCATTAACAGGAACACTTTTAGAACAATTTAATAAACTCAAAGATTTAGCAATGAGTTTTGGTGGTGGTGCAGCTATGCAAGGTGCTCGCCAAGCAGGTATGCAGGGTCTTGCTCAGGCAGGAACCGCCGTAGCACCTGCTGCTGCTGTGCTGGGAGTCGGTGCGTTGCTAAGTGCAGGCGGCGAAGGCATGTTCCAGCTAGGTAAGATGGGCGATCAGTCATTAAAAGATAGAAGAAAACTAATTGAAGAGAAGAAAGCAAGAGGAGAAAATACTTTCTTAGATGAGACATTACAAGTTGGACAGACAGGGCTTGGTGAGGTAGGCAAAACATTAGGAGTTGCTGCTGACGTAGGTGGAGCGCCTGTGCGAATGCTTGGTGAATTAATTGCTAATCCTTTCTTGAATGAGAAGCAGAAGGAGGAGCAGGCAATGAACTTGGCGAAGTATGATACTCGTATCAGAGAACATGCTCGTGGTTGGATGAATCGTATTGATTTCTTGAATGTTATTTCTGATGAGAAGGGCGGATTCGGAAACATCTATGGTAATCAAGCTGCTACCAAAGAAATGGCAGGCAAGATGGCAGCAGGTGGTACGAATGCTATGATAGGTGAAGCAGGAAAGGAAGCAGTTGTTCCACTACACTCTGCAGATTCTCCAGCAAAATCTAAAGTTGGAATGGATCCTTCCATGCAAGCATCAGCAGGATCTATGCTCGCAGTTACTGATCAGTTCATCAAATCTATGGGAGCACTTGGCGGTCCAGTGTCTCAAGCATTAGGTTCTGACATCAGTAATCTTGCCAAGACATTTGGTATGTCACAGACTCTTCCCAATCTTTCGATTGGTGGTGGTAAGTTCAAAGAAGATACATCTTCCAAAAAAAATCGTGAAAAATTTGTAAAAGATTTAATTGCAGGATCTTTAGAATCTTTGGGAGCAAAGAAAAAAGAAACTGCTCCTGCCGCACCACCACCACCACCTCCACCACCACCTCCCCCTCCACAAACAGAAAAAGAACAGAAAAAACAATCTAATCCTTCCAATCCATCTACAGGATCTGTATCACAGAGACAAACTGCTGGTGCTGATAAACCTATGGATGGACAAGAACCAGGATCAGAGCAAGTAACAAATCAAGGTGGAGCAGATCATGGTAGAACATCAAGTGAAACTGCAAAGGGAAATTTAACATCAACTACTGTTACTCAAAGAACATTTCCGTTTACTCATACTGGTGACGGACAAAGATATAAAGTTCTTTTGAATTACACAAATGGTGACTACGAAGTATTTAAAGTCGGTGCTGGTTTTGCAGGAACAGATCAACCAGTAGATTTATCGAATCCTAAAAAGGGTGGATTGAATGAAGCGTTACTACAAAGAGCACACAAAATAGTTGTAGAAGCATATGAAAAACATGCTCCTGGTAGAGGTCAAGCAGTAAAATATATACCACCCAGTAAAGAATCTGGCGGATCAATCAAACCACAACCGATGCTACAGGCAGAGGGGGGTCTTGATTGGTTGTGGAAATGGTTGACTACTCCTATGGGTCAAGGAGCATCTAATAAAGTAGTTGGCGGTTTGCAAGATTCTGCAAGGCAAGGAAATCTAGGAGGCATGGCAAAGAACATGCGTAATGTACGTGATCAGCAAGCAGAATATATGAAGTTGTTGAGACCACAAGAGAGTGGTGGAACTACACAATCAATCAAGCAACCATCTGCTCCAAAAGTATCTGCTGCCAGCTATGTTCCTATGGCAACACCAATGACAGAATCAACTGACATTGGTGCTATTGTAAATATAGTAGGTTCTCAAGCACAACAACCAATGCCAGTTATGCAAAATAATAGTGGTCCTACGACAGCAGATTATGTTAATAAACCTTCTGGTGGTGGTTTGGCATTTGCTGTTCTATCAACAAGTCAGTGGGGTGGATAATAAATGTTAGATTTAAATGCAAGTGTTAACGAAGTTTATATTACTGATCTTTCTGGTAAAAAGCATATGCTTACTGGATCGGGACCAGAAGCACAGATAAATGCTATACGCATTTATGAAGATATGGAAATGCCTACAATATATGCTGAGATAGAAATTATTGATACAGCAACTAACTTAATTGCTACTGCTCCTATTGTTGGTACAGAAGAAGTAGTTATTAAAATAGCAGCTCCAAATATATCAGAAAAAGAATACGAATATAAATTTGTTGTTTATGGAATTAGAAACAGAGTTGTTTCAAAAAATGCACAAATGTATGTGTTAGATCTATTTACTTTAGAAGCATTAACAAATGAAGTTCTTCGTGTTGGTAAAAAATTAGAAGGAACTGGTGAGCAAATTGTAAATGATATCTTAAAAAATTATTTACAAACAAAGAAAACAATCAGCACTGAACCATGTAAATATAAAATGAAAGAGATACCATCTCTCAAGAGACCTTTTGATCTCATTACATCTATTCTTCCCGAATGTGTATCTGGTAGTACAAATCCGCAGCAATCTGCACAATCTTCTTCCACTAGAGGATCAACATCTGGATCTACTGGGAAAACAGATTCTCCCACAACAACAACCGCAACTATTGTATCTGGTAGTGCAGGGTATGCTTTCTTTGAAACATATGATGGATATGTTTTTAAATCATATGATCAACTAATAAAATCTGATGAAAAACATGAAGAATATGCATATGGTTATGCACAAACAACAGATAGTTCAACCGAAACAAATGTATATAATATTCTAAACTATTCTTTTGGATCTCAGGAAAACATTCTCAAGAAGATGAGATATGGTGTTTACTCTTCTGTGATTGCATTTTTCAATCCATCTACATTAGAGTATGAGGAGTATATGTTCTCCCTTGATAAAGAATATCAAAGAATGGCGCATCTTGGAACAGATGAGAAGATTCCAGATCAAATTAAAAACTTCTCTAAGTATCCATCAAGAATCATGCTGCAGTTCTATGATCATGAAACATATCATACAGGAACTGACATCGCAAATCCATCACAAGCTGGATCTAATGGTGGTACTCCATTTCCAGATTTTAAAAAGCAATGGATGGCACAATCAATCAGTAGAAGTGTCATAATGAAAAATCAGATACTAAATATTACTATACCAATCAATCTTGAATTAAGAGCGGGAGATAAATTAAAGGTAAAACTACCAAATCAATCAGTATCTTCCGAAAGAGAAAAGAAAATGTATGATGATAAAAATAGTGGAGTGTATCTAATTAATAAAATTTCGTATGAAATTATACGTGACAACTCTAAAGGATTGATAGCGGTATCAAATGTCGAACTAATTAGAGACAACTTAGGTAGCTAAAATGACATACGATAACATTGATGAACATATAAAAGACAACCAAAGAAGATTGGATGATCCCTTGACTTCTTCGCAAGCGCGAAGACATGTGGAAGAGGAACTTGAATCACTTGAAAGATATCATGGCAGACATCCAGAAGATTTACATGATCCAACACCTTTAGAACTTTATTGCGACGATAATCCAACGGCATCTGAATGTAAAATCTTTGATGTATAATCACCATGCTATTACCTGAATTAAATACGCCCGTAGGATTTGCTGGTAAAGATGGTTTTTATTGGTGGATCGGGCAGGTAGAAACTGATAAAGATACAAAAAATTCTAACAG